CGGGGCGAAGAGTCATGCTGTCCAGAAGATTATATTTGCTGAGGGCACGGTAGAGATGCGCGTGTGCAAATTGGTCAGGAACAAGCTTAATAATCTAGATCTCATCAATGATGATGAGCTCAATCCGATCCTGTAGCACTTTGCTACAGTTCTGATATCATGGAGTTTTTCGGGGCCATAGCTCAGCTGGAAGAGCGCCTGATTTGCATTCAGGAGGTCGTCGGTTCGATCCCGTCTGGCTCCACCAATGCTCCCATAGCTCAGTCGGTAGAGCGCGTCCTTGGTAAGGACGAGGTCATCGGTTCAAATCCGATTGGGAGCTCCATAACAAATTAAAAATATGAAATATAAATTATACTACTTACTAAAATATTCGGTCTGTTCACTCCTCCGACTTTTAACCTTCGGCCGTCGGCTTGCGTGCAAATTGATTTGCGCCTGCAAATGTGTGCCTGAAGAAAAAACTTTAGAAAGACCATATTTATGATTGCATATGTTATGCATATGTATAACACTAACGATGACGCTTAGCTGCAACTAAGCAAATAACCCAATGATAACCACACACCACTATGAGACTAAATCCAGATTTTTTTGAACCAGGGGAGGAAGGCGTCGATTTAGACGATCTCTTGCCGGGGAGTAATAAAATAATAAATACGCTTAGCGACTTGCCTGAGGATACACGGGGCGAGCTTGAGCAAATAAGAACGCGGGTGAACGAGATGCTTGCGCATGAGGAGGACACCCGTCCTGAGCGCGATGGAGCGATTACCTACACCGCATTTCAGGAGCTTCAAATCATGATGCTCCAGCAGGAGCTTAGGCAGGTTCACGCGATGCTTTTAATGTTAGCTAAAGCGGTTGACACGAAACAGGACAAGCGTGGGGAGGAGGAGTAAATAGCTATGGATGAGAAGAAAAAGGCGGAGCTAATAAAAATTTTAAATGGAGACCTTCCGGTCATTCGCATTGTGTCCGAGGAGGATGAGATGTTTACCCGGCTTGAGCTTGAGATGGAGGATGCTACTAGGGCCATGCTCGTCAGTTGGGGCAAGGAAGTAGCAACCGATGATGAGTACGCGGAGATCGCTATTCGTCGTGGGCTTGAGGAATTTATTGAGCGCTATGGGGAGAGTGATGAAGATAACAATTGAGCAATACGGAAATAGCGTCAGCGCTGAGATTGCTGACGAGAGTGACTTTGAGCGTTTTATCATCGCGCTGAAGGGTCTTGTAGTAGCCGCAGGGTATCATCCTGAGACCGCTGACCGTGAGCTTATACCTGGAGACTGGGGGCTTTACACCGATGAGTAGTCCAGAAGAACATCACGAGCTCGGGCCGAGCACATTAAAATATGTGGAGATTTGTCCGAGCTATCGAAGTAGTAATGAAACCAATATCTTCGCCGAGGAGGGTACTCTTTTGCATTCGGCTGCCGAGACCGGGAACATGGATGGATTAAATGATGAGCAGATTCGTTTGGTCGTATCCTGCTTAGATTACATTCAACCAATGGAGGATGTCGCAGATGATATCTATAAAGAATTACGAGTCACCATTCGTCATGGAGGAGAGTAGCAGCGATGGAAAACGAGAATACCGAGTCCAGCTTTTGTTTGATCGAACTCATGTTTTGGCTACTGGGGTCTTACGCCGTTCTGACGGTGTTTATATTATCACTACTGACGATATTTTACCTGTCTACGCATTCAAAATGGACCGAGGATTAATGGAAGTTTTAAAATCAGACATGGAGGCATGGTATGAGTAGAATATTTGGAACAGTTGACAGAGTAATCATTCGCGGGACTCATGTAGACCTTGTGGACTTTAAGTTCGGTGTCGGAGAAATTGACGATGCTGATGTGAACATACAGGGCCAGGCGTATCTCTTGGGAGTTATGGACAAATTCCCTGAGCTACAGACGGCCACAGTTCATTTTATAATACCGCGCCGCGATGAGGTATTGACTCATAATTACAGCAGGGAGGAGATGGAAGATATTCGGCTTCGCATTAATCTGATAGTATCTCGTGCGGAGCTTGAGGATGCGGAAGCTATTCCGAATACCGAGGGGTGTAAGTACTGTAAGCACAAGCTTTCATGCCCTGCCCTCTCGGATAAGATGCTCCCGCTTGCCAAGAAGTACAGCGCGAGCGTCGAGGATTTTGAGATGAGCCTGTGGGGTAGTTACTCACCGGCTGAGATCAATGACCCTGCGGTTCTTTCCAAGATGCTCAATGTAGCATCTGTAGTCGATAAGTGGCAGGCTGCTGCAAAGAAGCAGGCAACAAAATTGGCTGTAGAAGATGGCGAGGAGATCCCTGGATATGATCTGCATTACAGGACGGCTAGCCTAAAAATTGACGATACTCAGGGTGCTTATGATGCGGTTGAGCATTTGCTCAGCCCGGATGAATTCATGGATGCATGCGATGTCAGCCTACCTAAGCTTGCTAAGAAATATGCAGAGAAGCTTGGTCGCGGGGAAAAGAAGACCGCGCGGGGGACGATTGAGCAGAGCCTTGAAGAGTCTGGTGTTCTACCCGCTGAAGAGGATCGGGACAGGAGCCCATATTTACGGAAGAGTAGAAACCTTTAGTTTTAATCATTGTGTATAACATTTCACATACAAACATATAACATATAAAATAAGGAGAAAAATAAAATGGCTAAAACAGCATTATCAGAAACACAGTCCGAAGAGACTGAAATCACAAGCGCGAGTGGCGATATCATTGAGGGCAGTCCTACTGCATCTTTGACGATTCAGCCCGGCGCGGGTTTGGTGGGTGACTTCGATGCGAGCGATATCAGCATTGCGAAGTTGCAAATCGCTCAGGGTGTTGGCGCACTGTCTGAGGCCTACAAAAAGGGAACCATCGTTCTTGATGGTGAGTTCGAGATCAGCAACGGCGAGGACGAGGTAGAGATTACTGTCTGCCGGATGGGTAAGATGTTTGAAGAAAACATCAAATGGGATTCCGGCGAGATTCCACGGATTTTCCATACCAAGGCCGAGGTTCTCGAAGCTGATCCGGAAGCAACCTTTGTGTGGGCGGACGGTACACCCGCTAGCTGGAAACCAATCGCTGATGCGCTTGTCTGCATTAAAGGCGATGATCCAACATACTTTCCATTCGAATTCGACGGGAATAATTATGCCTTTGCGGTTTGGAGAATTAAGGGGACTGCTTACAAGCATGCAGCGGTACCCATCTTTACAGCAGCTAAGATGTACTACCGGGACGGCATTAATGTCGGATCGTTCCAGCTTACTACTCAAAAGGTAAAAGCCGGGAACAATGTTGTTCATGCTCCTAAGCTTCGTAAGGGAGCGCGGCACGACAAGAAGTTCGTAGAGTGGCTCAAGGATTTTAGCTGATCATAGGACAGCTAATCTCATGTGGTGTGAGAATACGGAGGGCGGGGCAACCCCCTGCCCTCCCACACCGCGGAGCTTTTAACCACACACCAAATCACACCACAAATGAGTAAACAAAAATTTGCAGCATTAGACTTCGAGACATTTTATTCGAAGGACTATAGCATCCAAGGTAGTAGCACATACCAATATGTGCATCACCCTGAATTCGACGCCTATCTAGTTTCAATATGGAGTCCCGAGCATAGTTATGTCGGGCGAACCGATGAATTTAAGGATTGGAAGAAGTTCGAGGGTTTTACTTTTATCGCACACAACGCATCATTCGATCAGCGCTGTTTTGAGCGTTGCGTAGAGTTAGGGATCATTCCCGACATAGATGTTTCCTGGGTCTGTACAGCCGACATGTGCGTATATTTCCAGTATCAGCGTAATCTAAAGGGCGCGGCCAAGGAGATACTCAGCGTATCCATGGACAAAGAAGTCCGGAACAATATGAAAGGTAAGACCTGGGAGGACATGATCGCCATGGATGAGTCCAAAGCTGTCCTTCAGTACGCATTGGACGACGCCAAATACACCTACCAAATATGGGAGAAACTCTACGACCAATGGCCTGAGACCGAAAGGCTTTTGTCCCATCAAACAAGGACAATGGCCTATCGCGGTTTACCCGTAGATCTAAGAAAGGTAGAGGACGGGATAGATAAATTAGAAGGTCACCTATTCGAAGCTAAGACCAGTCTTCCATGGTATGGAGAGATCGATCCGGATACCAAGAAAGAGTATGTAGTCTACTCGAAAAAGGCCATGGCTATAGAGTGCCGTAAAGCTGGCGTGGAACCCCCTAAGAGCATGGCTCAGGGAAGCGAAGAGCTAGCCGAGTGGATCAAAGAGCATGGGGACAAGCTCACCTTTGTCGCCGCCATGCAAAATTATAATCGCATCAACATGCATCTTCAACGGATGAAGTCAGTTCGAGACAGACTGACTACCGAGGGCCTTATGAGCTACAATCTCAAATACTTTGGCGCTGATGCTACGGGCCGGTGGAGTGGAGATGCTGGGTTCAATGTACAGAACATGCCGCGGGATACTAAGTACGGCGTGAATATTCGTAATGTCGTTAGCCCGGGCGATGGGAAGACATTGGTCATCGCTGACCTTTCTCAGATCGAGCCGAGATTAACCGCATTCCTTGCGGGAGATAAGGATTTCCTGAAGCTCGTCGCCGAAGGCATGAGCCCCTATGAGGCACACGCTAGGCAGACAATGGGATGGACTGGCGGGAAATTGAAGGACGAAGATCCTGAGCTATATCTATTGGCGAAGGTTCGTGTTCTTCAGCTTGGTTACGGTTCCGGGTGGTTTAAGTTTGCAGAGACAGTTAAGGCATATGGGCAGACACAAATTCTAGATTCCAGTTTCAGCCGTCAGGACGAATTAAGATTTCAGGAGTTCGCTAAAAAGTATCAGCCCGGCAAGTTCTCGGCCTATTCTAATCTCAGCGCAGATGACCGCCGCCAATGGGTGAATGCTTTTATTCAGGTTCAGGATTTCCGAGACAAGAATCCAAAGATTACATCGTCGTGGAAGAACCTTGATCGCGATCTAAAAGCTGTCGCTAATGAGGGTGGCACATTCGAGATCGATATACCGAGCGGACGGACTTTAAAATATTTCAGGTGTCGCCATGAGCCCGATGGTGTCACCTGCGCCACGCAGCTTGGGAGCATCAGGCGAACCAAAATGTACGGCGCGAATTTGTTTCAAAACTCAGTCCAAGCGCTTGCGAGGGACTGCTTCGGCTTCATTCTAAAAAACCTCTACGATGCTGCTTTTGATGTCGTGCTTCATGTGCACGACGAAGTCGTCGTGGAGGTAGAAGAGGAGAAAGCGGAGGAGATAAAAAACGAGATTCAACAGATCATGATGACCGGACCTAAGTGGATGAAAAATGTGCCCCTCAGTTCCGAGGCGATCATAGCAAAGGAGTACACGAAATGATTATCGGGCTTTGTGGAAAAAAAGGGTCGGGCAAGTCAACAGTTGGCGCCATCCTGAGTGAGAATTACGGATACGAAAGAATTAGTTTCGCGACTCCGATCAAGGACATGCTCAAAGCCATGGGGCTTCGAGATACTGAAATCAACGACCCAGTATTTAAAGAGATCGTATTGGACGAATTTGGTCAGAGCCCAAGACAGCTTATGCAGTCATTGGGGACTGCATGGGGCCGTGAGAGCGTTTCGCAAACAATCTGGATAGAGGCGCTTAGAAAGCGATTAGATCCCGGAACCAATTATGTCATCGACGATGTTCGCTTCGATAACGAAGCCCGATTCATCCAGGAGATGGGCGGATCAGTTTTGCTGGTACAGCGTCAGGGCGAATCATCCGATGATGATCACATTAGTGAGGCCGGAGTTACTGATTATTTAATAGATGGAATTATAGAAAACACACGCGGTTTTAAGGAGCTTGAAGAGCAGACGAACCGCATAATGGAGGAGATATTGATATATGGAATTGTTCACCATACCTAATTTAAGCGCTAGCCAAGTTAGCAA